CCGTGCGGGAATAACAAACTCACCATCAGCAAGACGGGCAGGCTGGCGGTTACCAATGGAAGCAGGAATAGAATCACTAACTCCATCGCCGGGGCCTTTGAGCAGTCGTCCGCCATCAGAATAATCTCCTAAGTGATAGCCACCACCAGCGTAACCGCCATCAGCCATTGGCACTGTTTGCGGCTGTTGTGCAGCCGCGGCTGCTTTAGCTTTCATTTGTGCTTCTAGCGCTGCTTGTGCTTCTGGATTTAACGCTGTTTGACCAATTGGCGTGTAACCCTGTGCCACATTAAACTGTGCGCCCGGTTGAAGTGCTGGCGCTTTGTCTGCAATCTGCTGGTACACCCCGCCAATACCTAAACGGTTAATAATGTCTTGATAAGGCAACGCACCTTCAATAGATGCTTGCTGTTGCGGTTGGTTAAATGTGTAACCACCTCGCCCTGTACTAAATAACGGTGCTATGCCAAGCTGTTCAGCCGTTTGCTGGCCGCCTGTAGGCGCAGTGTTGTACGCTTTAAGTAAGGCGTTTTGCCGTTCCTGTGTCATCGAAGGTGCTACGTTAATTGCAGGTATTCCTGCTGTTGTTGCTGTTTGTTGTACGGCGGGGACCAAAGGCTCCGTCATTTTTTTACTGTAATCAGGAGATGCTTTAAGCTGCGTTGTAAGTTGAGATATAGATGCACCCGAACTTAACGCGGCACTTAGTTGTTCACTTGTTGGGGGTTTACCAAACAGTTGTTGGTAAAGCGATGACACCTGCTCTCTTGTAACAGGGCCTTCCATTGCCACTTGTGCAGCAGACTGCTCTTTACTAAACGCAGCTTGGTTAATCTTGTTCAAGTTTTGCAAGTACGCAGGGTTATTCTGCATTACTGAGCGCAACGAATTAAAGTTAGTAATTTTGTTAGCGGGGTCTTGGAAATATGCCAATTCCCCTTTAGTCATGTCACGACCCCAATAGTACTTAGCCTGATCGTTTAAATCATCAGTACTAAACTTTGCAGCCATGTTCAATTCAGCCAAACCAGTTTTCTTGTTGGTTATAGCGTTAGCCACGTCTTGATCTGAAAAGTTTTTACCAAAGCCAAATTGCTTTAACTCATCCTGAGTAGGCGAACGTCCTGTAAGTTCTTCAAATATCTGGCGAACATTCTCTTCTTCTTGGATTTTCTTTTTAGTATCGTACGCTGGCGCAGCTTTAAGTTCTTGGAATGACTTAGACGTGTCTGTCTCGTATTTGTTTGTTTTTGGGTTGTAAACTTTGTTGTTTGTAGCAGTCGTAAGCTGATCTTTAAGTTTACTTATTTCTGCTTCTTGAGAAGGTGTAAGGTACGTAGCCCCCATCCCGCTTGAACCTTTCGGGTTTTCTTGAATATATTTAATTCGGGCTTGTAAGTCAGCAGCACTTTCAGTACCTGTTGCACCTTTAGCGTATTCTCCGCGCGCAGTTATGCCGCTACTAGTGCGCTTAGTTTGTTCTTCCCATTTAGCTTTTTCTTCTTTAACAGCGTTTTGGTAATCGCTGTATTTGTTTGTAGCTGCTTCGTAGTCTTGGTCTGCTTTTTCAAGCAACTTTTGGTTTGCGCTCTGTAATTGCTCAAACTGTTTTTCTTGGCCTTCACGAGTTTTTGCAAAACCAACAGCTTGTTTAGCCGTGCCTTGGTCTTTACTCAAAGTGGCAATTTGTTTATCTGTATCTTGGTTAAACCTACTTACTTCATTTTTAAAATTGTTAAAGTCGTTGGTTGCATTTTTAATGTTGTCGCCAAGCCCAGCTAAAGCACTGGCTTTATCTTTGTTAATTTGCGCTATATCCGCAGCACGACCTTTTTGCCACTCAGCAAGCTCAGTTTGTTTTTGCTTCTGCTCGTTTTTGTCTTTGGTGTTTTTAATATCCGCTTGACGCTCTTTTAACTCTCTTTGCGTATCCGCATTAGAAGTTTTAATTTTTTCCGCGTACTCTGTGTTTAATTCTTTTGTACGAGCAGCTTGTTCTGCTTTTAACTTTGCAAGGTCTGCGTTGTACGATTTTTGGCGGTCAGCAAGTTCTTTAGCTTTGTTTGCCTTGTCTGTTTGACGGTCTTTAATTTGCTGAGTTAATTCAGCGTATTTGCTTGCTTGTTCTTCAGACGAGCCGTATTTTTTTGCATTAGCAATTGCAGCTTCTAGTTTTTTGGTGTCTGATAGTTTAGGCGCAACTTTCTTGGGTGCGGTTACAGCGGCAAGTTTAGATTTAAAACCAACGGAGCCGCCGGGGGCAAACGAAAGCAACGATGTAATACCGCCACCAGCCATGCCAGTATACGAACCTACAGCAGCATCTGTTGCTGGGTAAATGACGTTCTGTGCTATTGGGCGCTCTGCCGGCGCTGCGTAGGTTGGCGTGTTTTGCGTTGACATAGGGTACCGTGTGTTATCCCCCACCGCATTCATTTGCGACATTTGCTCAACCGTACCTTGGATTGAAGAATCGCGTAGTGTTTGTGGGGCAGGAACCATACCGCCATCAGCAGCAAAATACGTACGCTCCGCCGTACTACCAGCAGGGCGGTCAGACATTTGTTGGCGGCTATAAACAGAAGGCCATTGTTGAAACTTGTACGCTTCTTCTTTTTTCTTTAGTTCTTCTTTTTCTTCTGGCGTCATCAACGCGCTAGCAGCCGACGACAACAAGTTCATTTTGTTGTCGCCTAAGAAAGCTGAACCAGCGCCGCCTTGGTTTGTAATGATGTTTTTAAGGCCAGAACCAAATTGGTTTAGTACGCTAGGAGCGCCTTGTGCGCCGCCAGTTGCCACAATGCTGTCAGGACGTACAGGGGCTGGGGGGAATGTAACGCTTGAACCAGCCGCAGCAGGAGCTGCGGTAGGCGCGCCTAACATGCCTGTCTGTGCAATTGGCTGCCCTGTAAGTGGACTTATCATAGGGTTAGGAATAGAGCTAGTTAAGCCAGACCCAAGAGGTGCCATAGCAGGGGTAGGTACTGCCGCCGTAGGAGGTACAACAGAAGTCATAGCAGGAGCTGCCGCCGCGGTTGAACCCGCACTCATAATCCCCGGAGCCATGCTAGCGCCACCAAACGCGCCTAGACCTGCCATCAAACCCTTCTTCAAGCTGCCTGTCATTAAACCTGTTCCAGCACCAACAAGCGCGGCAGTTTGAAAAGCGTTAGTTATGCCAAGCGACGCGCCGCCTGTAGCGGGAGCTAAAGCCATACCAAGTACGGTAGGCAGAATAGACGACAAGAATCCTGCCTCTGGCAGTCCTGTTTCTGGGTTGATTGTTAGTGAGCCGCCATGCGCCATAGCCAGTTGTTGCAAACCAGCTACCTCTTTCGGGTTCATGTGGACAAGCATGGAATCGCCACCACGTCCGGTGGATTGCATCTGGCTAGCTAGGTTTTGCAGGCTCATAACGCACCTTTAGAAAATTTTGTCAATAGTATCATGTGGGTAACGCAGAAACAAAGGTAAGCGTAGTCACCACAGATTGAGTAGATGGCTTGGTTGGGTCGTTTGACGCGGCATAAAAAGGTATGGTTACATTATCCTGTGTTGTTGACCAGAAAATAGACACATTATCTCCAGCATTCATAGTCAAAAAGTAATTCCAACCTTTAATATCGTGCGATGGAATGGATGGGTCTTTTCTTGCTTGCATACCAACTAAACCTGTAGAACCGGGAATATCTACGCCGTTTTGTTTTAACCAAATATAAACATCTTGCTGCGCATTGTCAGCGTTTTCTAGCTGCGCACTAAATTGCAAGTTATATATGCCGGCATACTCAACAGTAATGTTTGACGAATTCAGCGTTACGTTGCTAGAAAAATCCGTCGTGTTCATTGTCATCAGCGTTGCTGTATTTGCTGTTGTTGTCTGCGTAAGATTGCTAGAAAACGCCCCGTAAGGAACGCGCAAATTAGACATAACAACAGAAGCATTAGCGTTTAACTGCGCAACAAAGTTATCTAATGTGTTGAAGTACAAACGCAGCACGTTATTAAGCTGGTCTGCGTATTGGCGACTGTACTCCGTTGGCGCAATTGGCAAATTAGGTGAACGTGTCCTTGTAAGGGCAATAGACTCCGTAGTAACAATCTTAGTTGTCATCTGCGTCCATCCGTTCTAACTTCAATTCGCGGCACACCCAACTGCCACTGCGTTCCTAACGTGTCTGAACTTATCTTAAACGCCATCTGACGACCGCGTACGCGTGTGTACACAATCTGCGTAAATTCCTGCACGTTGTAGTTACGTTGGCTAGCGTAAGACTGCGTAGAGGCTACCGTCGGGGCATCAGCCACAGTGTAAGGACCGCCGGGGTTTTGTCTTGGTCTTACCGTAAATACAGCCGATGGTTTATCGGGTGCTGGATTGCTTGAACCGTCAAAGGTAATGTCAGGAATAATACGCCACACAAAACCATAAGTATGCCCATCACCAATATCAAAATCAGATGACTGAATGTAAGCGTTGATAGGCAACGTGGTGCCGTTGACTTCAGTATCATCATTGCCCTTCTCGTGATACACAATTGTGTGTTGATACGTTGCTGCCATTGGGTAATTACGTAACGGGCTATCTAGCCATGCGCTGCGGTTTAATGTGCCGTAGTACCAAACTTTATCCAAGTAGTTAAATATGACATACCGATCAACAGTAGTACTGTTGGCTGAACAGTAGTACCACCATATCTCGCTGTAACCTTCGTTAGAACCAGCAAACACTTGGTAGTTTTGGTCTAAGTTAATATCACCGTACACGTACTGGCGCAAAGCGCAAGGCAACGTCTCAACACGACCAGAATAAACATAAAACTTATCCAACCCCATCCAATACACAATGTTATTAGCCGCAGCAGCAGCGTTGGGACCCATAATAGAAATGTTGTTTGACATGATGTTAAAGCCCCAAACATACGGGGGGCCAAGATACTGCATGGAATAACAAGCAGCGTCTGTCAAAACAAAGATTTCTTGCCGTGTTTGAATGGCAGTAACAATAGACGAACCGCTAGAAAGCCGGTAGCTACCTGCTTGATTAGTAACGGCAGGTGCCCAAACTGAATAGCTTTCCTGATCTGACCAACGAATTAACAACGGGTCTTGGATAACACTGCCATAATCATTTGCGCCAAACGCAATAACAAAACGGGACGCATCTGACACTAATACCTGCGCAGCAATACTTGGGCAAGACGTATCTGTTTGGTACGCACCCGAACTGCCAGAAGATAAAAGTTCTGCGTGATTACCAAATGTTAAAACACCAGCACCTGTGTATGCCGGTATCCACAAATACAGAGCGCCATTACGCGGGTTGATGAGTAAGTACTCACCAAAAGTTGCTTGTGACCACAAACGTAACTGCGTACCTGCGGTATTAGTTACCGACTGCCCCCAACCTGTAAACGTGTTTGCATTGTAGACAACCGTATTTGCTGTGTGCGTTGTAGCTACTGTACCGTTGGCTCCTCGCGTAGCTCCTGTAAAAAGCGTTGCTGTATTGCCTGTGTATTTGGCAAGTTCTTGGTCCATTAAAATGGTACCAGTAGTGTTTGAAAAGCCTAACGTAGATACAACAGCAATATTGGTGTTGCTAGAACTTAATGCAGCAGACAGCATTGTTTGCTGGGCATTTGTTATAAACCCGCCCCACAAACCAGTACCCCAGCCAGTTAAAAAACCGTATGTAGCCAAGCCTATGTTAATTTCATACTCAGCGGTGACCGTGCCTCCACCAGTAGCGGTAGCGTTAGCCGGTGAAGGAGCTTGAATAGAATACGAGTTTGAATCAAGGTAGGTAATTGTGTACGTGCCGTTTAGCGTTAAACCAGCTACGGCAGTAGCCCCTGAAAACGTCACAGTATCGCCAGTAATTCCGCCGTACCCAACGTCTGTTACAGTAACAGTTGCAGAATTTAATGTTGTGGTAAACGGGTTTGTTAATACGTTTGTAGCACGTATAGGCGTGATGTCGTAAAAAGTGCCGCCGTTTTCTACATAGTAGTTTGTGTTAGTGCCAACACCAAGCAGGTTATAGCCACGCAAAGTTACCCAGTTAATTAGCGCTCTGGCCACACCAGCATACGTGCTAGAAGTTATGGGTTCCCACCCACCTAATTTTTGCGGGTAGCCTGAACGAAACCGTATTTTGTCGCCATCGTACCAACCGCCTTCATTGGCAAGCGTAGTGCCTTCGCGGTTAATTCCCGGTCTGAATTGTAAGAGCTGTAACGGCATTCTTATCCACCTGACTTGTAAGGGCGTGTACCCTGCTTGTCGATAATCAGCGCCATCTTCCTTGGTTTAGCATCTACCGTATTCGGGATGCTTACATGCGTCCAGCCCCCACCGCGTACCGGGTCTGAGAATTCGCGAATTACCTGATCGTATGGCAATGCTGACGCTATGATACGCTTAACCACCTGCTCTGGAACCATACCCGCTACTTTAATATCAGCGGCAGTACCGTGGCAATGCTGGCTAGTTTTTGACCCTTTAATCGCTGCGTTTACCTCGGGACTGCGGTACGCAGAGTTGATGCTAATTGGTTTGCCAAGCAATGCACGGAGGGACTCCAAGAAAGCTGCAAGGCGTTTTAAGTTATACAGATGCTCATTGCCGGGCGTGTTGTCCAACCCATGCCGTGCCGCGTAGTCGCTGACGGTCAACTCTTCCAAGCTAAAGTTTGGCGAGAGCTTCATTTTTTAGACAGTTCCTTAGTCTTATCCTTGCTGCTCTGGC